GACGGTCCGCGAGAGCATACACGGCGAGGAAGTCGGCGGCCTCCCCGCCGTAAATCAGTTTTTTAAGTCATCAACCCTCGGCGCGTTGTCGGCCAGAATGGCGTTCGCGATGCGTCCCACGACGTTGCTGTCGGCCTTGTTTAGTAGCGTCGGCTTGTGCTCGATCGTGAACAGCTTCGCGCCGTGCTCGTCCGTGGCCTTCATAATCAAGATGTCCACGAGCAACTCCATGTCGTTCTCTTTGCTGCGACGATAGAGCCGGTTCTTTTCGCCGAGCGTGACCGGCGATGCGTGGACGACGAGCTTCCATTCGGGCACGTCGATTTTGCGCGTGCCGAGGGAGGCGAAGTGTTCCCGAACAAGGTCAATAGCTTCCATGTGTTGTGTGTGTTTTGCTGCTAAGAAATTAGGAGGCGGTCAGCGTGCTTAGAGCGCCGTTACCCTCAAAAGCGATCGAGCCTTCTACGATGCCGTCGAACGAAGCCGAGATGTCGAATTTCGTCACGATGGCAGCGCCGGAATAGTACCGGTCGCCGGTGTCCGCGCCCTCTGGGTAAAGGTTGAGCGTGACCTGCGAGCCAATCGTAATGAGCAGTTGGCCGGCGTCGTTCTCGTCCCAGTAGAGATCGCCCGAGACGCTGAATGTTTTCATCGTCGCAAGCCGAGTGCGGTAGGTGTCACCGATTACGGAATCCTCGACGGTGTCCGAGGAGTGGCTGAGCGAGTAGTTGCGCAGCTCGCCGATGGTGGTAGCCGAGATTTTGACGAGGCCTTCGCGGCCGAGATGGTTTGCCATGTTAGTCTTGGGTTAGATAGATGCAATTAAAAGTGTGACGAGCCGTGCCGAAACGCCTGTCTTCGTCTGGCTCAATCACATAATCCACGCTCGTCAAATGAAGGTCGCGGCATTGCCCTCCGAGCGTCACGTCGGCGAGAACCGCGGCCTCGACCGCGGCGCTTCCGGTGTCGAAAAGGTCGTCTATCAAATAGGTTCCGCTCTCGGCAGTGAAGTAATCAACGATGAGTTGAAGCTGCCGGTATTGCGTCCGGTTGCTCGGCCCGAGCGTGCGCACCTCGATCTGCTCGCTGACCGCGTAAACGGCGGCGGCAGGAAACGAGATGCTTGCGATCGTGTTGTTGCGCCCGCGAAGGATGTTCGCGGTGGGCACGACGAGCGCGCCAGTGAGAGCGTTCGCCGTCGCGGTGCGGATGTTGGTGCGTGTGCTCATGCGTCAGATTTTATTGGCATCCCTCCGACAACGCGGGTGAAGCCGAGATTGACGGCGCGGTTTGCGAGAATTGCGCGATACTTCGAGATTGTGATTTTGTAACGAATCTTCAAGGCGCCATCGACCACGCGTTGGAGGTCAGGAATCTGGTTGCCGGTAGTCCGCGCGACCACAAACGGATTCGGACCAAAGTGTACCTGAGCGTTTCCAGCCTTTGCCATGTGTCGCCGAATCCACGACGGTACGCGCACGCCGCACGCCATTGCCGCAGCGGCGAATCCAGCCTTCGCAAGTCCGACCTTTTTTTGCGTGTGTTTAAGATACGCGTTCGCTGCTTGCTCCGAAACCCACATCTGGTCTTGTACCGCCCAGCGCCCCACCAGACTCCTCGTGACTTGCCTCCGTCTTCCGCGCTCGGTTCGGTTTGCGAAATGGAAAGCGCGCATCGTTCCAATGGATGCCGACTCCTGCCAGAACTTCCGGTAAATGCGGATTTTCTTGCCGCCTTCATTTCCGAGACTGACGCCCATCGTCTCGTGCCGCCCGCCGCGCGGTGGAACTTCCGTTGAATTTCCGATGCGCTGGAACAAGCCAATCTGAAATTCCTTGGCCATTTTATTCCCGCCGAACAAGTCGCCCAGAATCGCTTTCTCGCCCTGCTCCTTTGCGTTTGTGCTGAGTCCGCTTGCTTTTGTTTTCGTGATTTGCCCGCCCGTGACTGTCGCCACCGTTGGTCCTTTTTTCGTTTTGTCTCCGGTCGGCGGCGTGATCTGCATGACCGCCTTTGCGACGTAGGCGGCTTCCTGTTTCACGACTAGACCGAGATCGACCTTTGCAGCGTCGGCAAGTCTTGCGAGCGCATACTCTAGCTTCTTGGTGTCTGATGAAATTGAAATCATATCACCTTCGCGACGCTGATTTCGCAGCCCGCTCCCTCGGCGTCTAGCGTCACGCGCTCGATGAAGTAGGTGATGCTCGCCCGAGAAAGTGTCTGCGTGACTTTCGGCGTCGCGCTTACGCTCGACGTCAAAAGGAACACGGTAAACTTGCTATCTTCGCGGCGCTGGTCCTCGAAGTCGGCAAATGCATTGCTCGCTGCTGCCCAGATGCCTGTGACGCTCACGCCCTGATACGTGAACGAGACGCCCGCCTGCAAAAGTATCGCCGAGAAGTCGGAGTTAATCTGAGTCGGGTCGAAGTCTCGCACGGCTGCCATACTTAAGCGCCGCCTGTAAAATAAAACCGTGCGTGCATCTCTGGCCGGTTCGCAAGTAGCCACGGCTCGGCATCCTCGTAGCACCGTTGCGCGTCCTGCCCGCAGGTCTGCGAGCCGACGTGGTGAACGTAGGCCCGCGAGATGAAGTGCCGCCGCTTCATGTCCGCGCATTGCACGTCGTCCGAGAACCAATTTATCGGCGGGAAATCCACCCACGCGTCGCGGTGAATCCACGCGCAGATTGGCGCGATGACCGGCGTCTCGACGATATGCCGCTCGGACTGGTAGCGCAGGAAGTCGATTTTCCCGCGCCCGCTGCGCACGTTCTGCTCGCCGCGCGCGTAGTCCGACCGCGTCGCGACGTAGCCGAGATCGGGCACGACCTTGCGAAGATGAGCCACGTCCGCGAGGAGCACCGCCCACGTTGTCGGCGTGAACACGATGTCATCGTTGCAGACCAGAATCTCGTCGTGCCGCTTGAAGGCTTCGCGCGCGGCGAAGTTGTAGGCGTCTCCAAAGTTCTTGCCGATCTTGTGATGCACATACCGATCGACCTCGCGCGGGACGTAAGCGTTGAGCGACGCGGTCATCACGTCGAGGCACGCGGCATTGACCGTGCAGACGATGATTGCCGGTGTGCTCATGGCTTCTTCGCTGCGAGGATTTCTTTGATGTTCTCCGCGTCGATCAGCGTCACGCCGCTTGCGATGACGAGCTTGTCCCAGTCGTGCGGCGGCACCATTCCGTCCTCGATGTGCACCGCGATCATGGCGCGCTCCACGGCTCGCGGCTGTCCTACGTCGTGGATGAACTGCTTGGCCATCGCCATCGTCTCCTTGTCATCGGGTCGCACGAGGAAGACGTGCTCGATGGTTTCCGGTTGCGCTGCCGTCCCGAGCCACGCCTCGCGGAAGGACACCGAGCGCGTCGAGTCGCCGAGGGTTTTCTGCGTGAGCCGAATCGCGGGCTTTTCATACTTGTGGAACGCCCACTGCAAGCCGTCCGCTTTTCTCGGCTTGTCCGCGAGTCGGTAGGACCGCGCGGCGAGATCGAGACCGGCCCAGCCATACCACTTCACTTCGTGCGTCCACGGCCGGTCTTTCTCCTTTGGCTCCGGTAGCCACATCATCCGCTCCGCCCAGAAGCTCGCGCGTCTGCCGTCGTTGCGCTCAAAGGCCAGCATAATGATCGAGGCGATGGCCTCGCGGCACCACGGGAAGACCCCGTGCGCGCCCAAAGCGAACTGCAACGCCTCGCGCCGTGACGCGACGAGCCGCGCAAGGTTCAGCTGCACCTCGTAGCGGAACGAGTCGTCGAGATTCGGGAAGCTCAGCGCGATGCGCCCGAACTGCTCGGCGGCGGTCTTGTTGCCAGCGCAGTAGTGCTCTTGGTGGATGTAGAAATACTGTGTCGCCGACTCGGCTACGCTCCGCCCGAGGATTGCCAGATTACGCTTCCGGTTGCTCTGCTTGATCGCGACCGGCTGATGCCGCCACACCGGCACCGTCCATTCGTTGTGGAGATCGTTCGGCAGCAGGAGCAGGTTTTCGTGGACGTCGTGGTGCCAGACGCGCCCCGATGCGAACGCTGTGCGGCGAATGATTCGTTCGCGTTGGAGCTTCTTGCCGGTTCCCCGCACGTCGTATGGGCATCGGAGCATGAGCACGTCTTCCGTGAGTTCCTTGAGCCTTTCCCGCAGGTCCGACGCATCGGTCAGCACGTCGTCGCAGTCGGCCCATAGAAGCCAATCGCCGGTGCCTTGCGCGAAGGCTTGGTTGCGAGCCCTCGCAAACGAATCGACGTGCCGCCACGCCTGCGCAGTGGTGCCGTTGCGGTAGTCCGAGAAGACAATCGGGACCGCGTTGCGCTCGCACCAGTCCCTCGCGAGCTGTTCGGTGTCGTCCGGCTCCTGCGAGCCGATAGCCCGCACCAGTGAGAGTTCGTCGATGATGCCGACGAACGAATCGAGCATGGTTCGGATGTGCGCGGTCTCGTTGCCGGCAATCACGCAAAGGGAAATCGTCATGTTGTGTGTTGCCTCCGGTGTGGCGAATCG